GTACTAATTGCTGGTAATACACTTCTTGAATATGAAGAAGTTGATAGAAGACCATTTATTGTATTTACACCAATACCAGTAGCACACAGGTTTCATGGTGAAAATTTTGCATATAAATTATTGCCTACTCAAAATGCTAGAACAGTATTAATGAGATCAATATTAGATCATAGTTCGGTAACAACTAATCCACGTTATCTTGTAACTAAAGGATCATTATTAAACCCTAGAGAATTATTAGATAATAGATTAGGAGGCATTGTTAATGTCACTCGCCCTGATGGTGTATCACCCTTACCTCAGAACCCACTTAACCCATTCATATTCCAAACCGTCCAAAAGTTGGAAGAAGATGGTGAAAATACTAGCGGCATTTCAAAGCTCTCGCAAGGTCTCAACAAAGACGCCATATCTAATCAAAATTCACAAGGAATGGTCGAGCAGCTCGTTAATCTTTCGCAACAACGTTCCAAGATCATTGCAAGAAACTTTGCAAATAGTTTCTTAAAACCGTTATTTCTTGAAATATATAGACTTTGTATAATTCATGAAGATAGCCAAAAAATTATAGATGTTGCTGGAGCATATGCTCAAGTTACTCCAAACCAATGGCACCACAGACAAGATGTCGAAGTTGCATTTAAATTAGGTTATGGAGAAACTGAAAGAGAAGCAGCAAAATATAATGCAATACATGCACAGTTAACTCAAGACCCTGGTTTACAAGCTAACTATGGAATGAAAGAACGATATAATATGGTTCGTCAATCTTTATTGGCTCAAGGTATAAAAGATGTTGATACATACTTAATACCACCAGATAAAGTTGCTCCTCCAGAACCATCTGCTGCTGAACAAATGCAACAACAAATTGCTATGAAGCAGTTAGAAATGGAAGAGCGCAAAATAGCTGTACAAGAACAAAGATTAGCACTTGATGCTGAAGAAGCTAAATTCCGCATGGAATTAGAATTAGCTAAATCAGAAGCTGAAATAGCTAATATGAATATCGAAGCTGATAGAAAAGATTTTGACTCAGAAACTAAAGCAGACGTTGCTTATGAAGAGTTAAAGATACTTAAATCACAACCTAAGGAACAGACTACAGGTATTGTAAGTCCTAATTCCTAAAAACATAAGGAGAGCTAAATGAGTACAAATGAAGATCAATTGGTTAGTCAAGGCCAAGATGCTGAAATACTCTTAAAAAACGAAAACTTTAATAAAGTTGTTAAAGCATTGTTGGATCAATATGTCCAAGTATTTTTTAACACAGATCCATCACAAACTGATGAGCGAAGTATTGCTTATTATAGTGCACGATCAATACAAGAAGTCATTAATACTTTAAATCAACAAGTACTAATGAAAAATCAAATTTTAAAAAAGAATGAGGAATAGAAATGTCAGAGACTACAACTGCGTCTACTGAAAAATCACCTTTTGACACTTCTTTTGGTACACCAGAAGAAGCAACAAATGCCTTTATGTCTCAGTGGGAATCCGCTGAAAAGCCAGAAGAAAACGAGACTAAAGACGACGCTAAACCTGTTGATGAAGTTAGAGCAGCAGAAGAAGCGCCTGATCAAGAAGAAGTTGAAGAAAATTCAGACCTTCAAGAAGAAAACTCAGAAAAATACGAATATGTAACTGTTGAAATTGACGAAGACGGCAATGAAACTATTGTCGACGATGAAGCGCCAAAAGCAGCTATTGCTGATGACGATATGATTACAAAAGTTAAAGTAGGTAACGATGAGTTAGAAGTATCTGTTAAAGATCTAAAACGACTGCACGGTCAAGAAAAATCTCTAACAATTAAATCACAAGAAGTTGCTACTCAAAGAAAAGCACTTGAAGATAAATCATTACAATACGAAGCGTCCTTACAAAGGCTTATGGAAAAAGCCCAAGAACGTTATAAGCCATATGCGGAAGTCGACATGCTAGTGGCTGCAAAAACTATGAGTGATGATGACTTTATGCAATTAAGACGTGAGTCTCAAATGGCTAAAGAAGATTTAGATTTTTTTACACAAGAAGCATCTAAGTATGCTCAAAATGTAAAAAATGAATATCAAAAAAGACTTCAAGAAGAAGCATCAAAAACTATTAAAATACTACAAGAACGAGTTCCTGATTGGTCTCAAAATTTATACAATGATGTTAGATCATACGCTATTAATCAGGGTTTAACAGCAGAAGTAGTAGACACTATTGTCGAACCTACAGCTATAGAAATGATGATTAAAGCTATGAGATATGATCAAGGTAAAAAAGTTGCCACACAAAAAAGAGTTGTGAGGAAACAAAAAAGAGTTTTGAAATCAGGTACTAGTAATCCTACTACAGCTAAAAAAAGACAAAGTGAAGCTATGGAAAGATTACATAAAACTGGTTCTACTGATGATGCTACAAATGCTTTTTTATCCAAGTGGCAAAAATAAATTAACGTCATTTTTAGAAAAGGATAAAAATAATGGCTACATGGCAAACCTATCAAGAAGTAGGTATAAAGGAAGATATTTCGGATATCATTTCAAATATTTCACCAACTGCTACACCTTTCTTATCATCAATTGGAAAAGAAAGTGTTAGCAATACTTTGTTTCAATGGCAAGAAGACTCACTAGCTTCAACTGCAGAAAATGCAAGAGTTGAAGGAGCTGACTTTTCAGACGCTACGTTAACACCAACCACAATGAGACAGAATTATACTCAGATTCAATCTCATACTATTAAAGTATCTGCAACTTCAGATGCAGTTGATGCATACGGCAGGGCTAAAGAAACTGCTTATCAACTTTCTAAAAAAGCAGCAGAATTTAAACGTGACATGGAGTTTAATTTAGTAGGCAATAGAACTGTCGGAGGAAATAATGCTTCAGCAGGTAACTCTACTACTGCAAGACTTACTGCTAACTGTTGGGGTAATGATGGAGCTGGTAATGCTGTTATAGCAAATACTGTTGATGCAGGCACTGCAGCTACGCTGTCTGAGTCTAATATATTATCATTAGGTGATGCATTATATGATGATGGTGCAGAAGCCAATATTCTAATGATTAAACCAGCTGACTCAACTATTATTGCTGGATATACCAGATCAGCAGTTGGAAGTGGAAACGCTAGACAAGAGCACTTTACTAATGGTGGAAGAACTCTTGTTAACGTAGTTGATGTTTATATTTCTCCATACGGTGAATATAGAGTTGTTATGAATAGATTCATGAGAACTGATGTTGCATTCTTGTACGATCCAGGCGATTGGAAGATTGCAGAACTACGTCCAATGACTAGAGAATTGCTTGCTAAAACAGGTGATGCAGATACTCACGCATTAGTAACTGAATATGGCCTAAAGCACGCTAACTATAACTTGTCAGGTTATATTTTCGACTTGGCATAATTTATTATGGGGCGTCTTAATTTTGCTCTCCTTACAAGGCGTCCCATTTTTTTAAGGAGAAATAATGGATATTAAAGATATTAAGCACAACATCGTGCAAGAAGGAAATAAATTATACACAACAAAAACCCAAGAAATACCTGATCATTTTTTAAAAAGTTTGGATTACCAAAGAGAACACGGTGGTTGGACTGACTCTAAAGACATGATGAAACTTGCATCTATACCAGTTGCAGTAGTTGATCAAATGCTCAGAGAAGGCGTAGATGTATATAAAGCTCCAGTTAAAGATATTATCAAATGGTTAAAAAACCACGATTGTGAGCGTTTCCTTACACATTAAAGGAAATTTAAATGGCAACTTATGTAGAATTACAAAACGATGTAAAAAATCTAATTAACCGATCCGATTGCACTACAGATTTAGCAAAAAGTTTTTTAAAAAGTGCATCGCAAAAAATTCAAAGAACACTTAGGTTTCCAGGATTAGAAAAATTATTTACTATCACTGTTGGAACAACGGCTTCACAATTATATAATGAAAGTGAAGGTAAAGTTTATATACCATCAGATTATATTGAAATTGTTCAAGCATACACAGGTTTAACCCAAAGCAGTGATACAGTAATTAACAGAGTTCCTTTAAGTAAATTTATAAATTTAGCTACTACTCTTCCTCAAACAGGAAAACCTCAATACTATACTCGACTTCAAAACTTTTGGTATGTTAAGCCAGTTCCAACTACAGGTACTGTGTTTAATTTTATTTATAAAGGCGAAGCAACAACATTAGTAAATGATTCAGATACAAATACTTTATCTTTAGTTGCTCCAGATTTAATGACTTATGGTGCGTGTATATATGCAGCTGATTATTTTAATGATGAACGTAAAAGTACTTATGAAGCATCATACGCACAAATAAAATCAGAAATAGAAGAATTAATAGCAAGTACAGATCAAGCATCAGTAGATGCTGCTGTGCAACCAAGTATTTCTTTTGAACTCGATATAATTAATTAGAGGTAAATATGGCAACTTCAGTATTTCAAATAACAGGTGCATCTACTGCTACACTTCAGACTTATGCTTCTACAATAGAAGTTTATGCTACTCAAGCACAAACATCTGCAACTAATGCTGCTGCTTCCGCAACTTCTGCAGCAAATAGTGCAGCATCAACAGGTACAAATGCTACTACAGCAGCAACAAAAGCGACTGAAGCTGCAACAAGTGCTTCAAATGCTTTAGCAAGTGAAAATGCGTCAAATACATCTGCTGTTAATGCTGCTGCTTCTGCTACAACAGCATCAGGACATGCTTCCACCGCTTCAACACAAGCATCAAATGCCTCTAGTTCTGCAACAACTGCTAGCTCTCAAGCTACTGCAGCTGCTGCTTCAGCTACTACAGCATCTTCAGAAGCAAGTGCTGCTGCAACTTCAGAAACTAATGCAGCTACGTCAGCAACAAATGCTGCAACTTCAGAAACTAACGCATCAACTTCAGAAACTAATGCGGCAACCTCAGAAACCAACGCTAGTACTTCAGCATCTAATGCCTCTACCTCAGCTACTAATGCTGCAAGCTCAGCCTCAGCTGCATCTACCTCAGAAACAAACGCTGCCACTAGTGAAAGCAATGCCAGTACCTCGGCAACTAACGCTGCTACTTCAGCGTCTACTGCAAGTACCCAGGCTACTAATGCATCTAACTCAGCAACAGCTGCAGCTACCTCAGCTACTAATGCATCAAACTCAGCAACAGCAGC